CGCCGGAGTAGCCGCTCGCCGTGGCGCTCTTGTTCGCACCATTCGCTACGACGGCCTTTCGATCTTCATCCGTCTGCGCGCCATTGGCAGGCGTGCAACGATCCATTGTGTATTGGATAGCGGCCTTGATGAGTCCAGGCAGTGAAATTTCCGCCTTCACGGTCAGGCGCGAACTGGCGATCTTGCTGTCTTCGTCGTGGCGAGCCAGCGTGCCGGACTGCTCGACAATGGCGAACTTGGACGTGCCGGCGCGGTAGTAGCGCAGTACGTGCAGCGGATACCCGCAGGCGTGGAAGCCTGAATTGCACGCCTTCACTTCGCCGTGATGTTCGTAGGTCTTGCCAATCTCGTATTGGAAATCGCGGCACTTCCAGTCAGGGCTAAAGCCCTTGTAGGACGTGACCACTTCCTGCGCCGGCATGACCGGTTTCGCTTTCTTCTTGGTAGCCATTTCGATCCTTGGTCACGCGCTACGCGGCGCGTCGGGTTGTCTCTTGCCAGCTACCGGCTGGCGCGGTGTTGGAATTCGGTGAACCGTTGTTTGGGACGGTTCCAGCCCTATCCGACATGTATCGGAGTCCGTCTTTGATCCAAGACCGGTGACGCTTCAATTCAAGGGTTGGGCCGCTATCTCAAGCGGGTGCAGCTACTAGGCCGCATGCAGGCCGATCTAGTTACATGGCAGTCCCTCCCTGTCATCACCGCGCGTTAGGCGTCGCGGAGTCCGCCAGATCATCGTGCGTTAGGCGCTACCGTGTCGCCGGTAGCCACGCGGATCGCTCACCTTGCACCCGGCCTGCTTTCCAGACACGTACTACTGGATGCCCTCGTTATTGCCCGATCAAGCGTAGTTCTCATGCCCTCTGCCTCACATCAAACTGCTCAGTCCCCTGCGCCTCCCAGCACTCGACCGCTTCCTGAAGCGTCGGAAGCTTCGCAGTCCTCAAACCGCACGGCGGGCATTCCAAGTGGTGCAAATCCTTGCCAAGCGTGACGTAGTGCTTCGGCTGCTTCCCGCAACGACACGCGGCCAGTGATCCGGTCATGCGTTCTTCGCGCTGCATTCCGCCAGTCATAGCAACCCCTCAACTCTCAGGTAGACGACAAGCCCGGCAGCGATCCAGCACAGCGCGAGGCAGGCGTTTTCGGCGCGGGCGCTCATGCGGCACCTGTGCAGCGGGCGAGGGCGGCGGCAAGCCTGCGATCAACAGAGACACCTTCCGCGACGATTGCGCCTGACGCATCCCAGCGGCGTTGAAAATCCTGCTGCGCCTTAACCGCCTCGATCAGCTCGGCCACGGCAGCGATACCCGCCTCCGCACGCTCGATTCGCGGACCGTTGCCAGTCACGCCAACGCTCGCCGCCTTCGCGATCCGCACAACGCCGCGCAGGTCCTCAAGCACATCCGCAGTCTTAGCGTTCATCGTGTCAGCTCCAGTTTCGTCAGTTCATCCGCCCGCGTGTGCAGTTGGTTCATTACCGCGCGACGCAATTCACGGCCTGCCGCGCATTCATCCAACGACATGAGAAGGGAAATAAGCAGTTGCGCCTCCATGCCGTTTTCCGGGTCAGTCGCTTCGCACAGCGCCTCCCAAACGTGCATCGGGTCCTTGCTCATCCGCGCGAAGTTCGCATCGGCGCAGGCGCGCACGGTATCGGCCATGTCGGCGAGGGTCACGACTGACCCCCACAGCCAGGCAACTTGACCCGCCGACCCATCGCATTACCAAGGTGCACGTGATACGCCGCGATCCGCGCAGCGAACTCGCGGCGTGCCAGGTGGTTCCAACCAGCTTCCTTTTGTGTGCGCATCGCGGCGCATGCAGCTCGGCGGTAGAAGCGGAGGTCTTGTAGCGGGTCGGTCATTTTGCTTCCCCTCGGTGGCGTTCGTGGGCGATGGGGTGACATTACGCCTTTGGTTTTTGCATGTCAACACCCTTGCGTGAAGAATTTTGCAATGCTACAGTTCGCACGCCATGAAAATAACCAAACGGCAGGCCAAGGCCAAACTTGGCATAGTTTCTGACGTGCGGCTCGCCGCATACCTGTCCAAGCGTGGGCACAAGATCACGCGCCAAGCGTTGCATTATTACGAGGAGGACGCCGTTCTATCGTCGTCGCTTCGTGCCTGGCTGCTTGAGAATGAGCCGGAGTTGTTTCCGGTTAGGCGGCGAGCATGAAAGCGCCAGACATCTTATCCAAAGCCGCGCAGCACATTGCGGATCGTGCGGCGCAGCGCGACAAGCCGGAAGGCGAGCGCAGCATGGACCGCGCCGTACATGCTTTCAACGCGATTACCGGCCACAAGCTGAGCGAGCGAGACGGCTGGCTATTCATGGTGCAACTGAAAGCGGCGCGCGCCACAGCCGGCGCACATAACCCTGACGATTACGAGGATGGGGCGGCCTATTTTGCGCTTGCTGGTGAGGCGGCAGAGTGAACTACCGCAGCCGCCAGTTCTTAGACCTGTGTTACCAGTTCCCCTGCATGCTGCTCCTGCCGTGCTGCGAGGGTGGCGACGCGGGCGAGCCTTGCCATTCGAACCAGTCCATACACGGAAAAGGTGGCGCGCTCAAGGCGCACGATTGTTTCGTTGTGCCTGGCTGCCGATCCTGCCATCGCGAGCTAGACCAAGGCCGAACCATGACGCGCGAAGAAAAGGCTGCCGCTTGGAATCGAGCCTATTGGCAATTTCTTGCCGAGCTATTCCTGCTCGGCCATCTTGAGGTGAAGTCATGACGAGAGACGAAGCAAAAAAGCTGCTGCCTATCATTCAGGCGTTTGCGGAGGGGGAGACTGTTCAGATTAGCGGCGTATCCACGCCCGAGTGGGCAGACGTTGCGAATCCTGAAGACGTTGCATTCGGAAGCAAAGCCAAATACCGCATCAAGCCAAAGCCGCGCGAGGTGTATCTGTCGCTGCGTGAAGATGGTTCAGTTGCCGCAGTCTTCTCATCGCCGCATTGCGCCGGCGCAATCAAATTCCGCGAAGTGATCGAATGAAGATCGCTGCCGCCATACTTCTCCTTTCCGCCACTGCCGCCGAGTGCAAAGACTGGCTTCACGTTGTGATGGTTCAGCCGCACCCAAGGGCCGCGCAATCGCTGGTCTACTCGGAATGCTCCGTGGACAGCTTCGGCAGCTACTACGTGCTGACCTGCGACGGCGTGGCGTCTGGCAGCGCTTTCACGTCCACAGTGGGCGACAGCCTGACTCTCGACATAGGGCCGGCTCCGGTGCGCCCTGAGACGCGCTACGTGGGCGAGTGCACGCGACAGGGTGACGATTTCGCGTGTGACGACACGATATTTTCGGTGATTGATTAGCGGCCTCTGCCGTAGTAGCGTAACAACGGGTTTCGTACCCGCTTCGCCGGCTAGCGGTGCACTGATCCTGCATCGCGAACAACTTCCCCCGAGGTCTGCCGGCGTGGTTTCCTTGCTTCGGGGCCAAAACTTGCAGCTCCGGGGGGAGCAAAATGCGATCGATACGCGAAGTCATGGCAAAGATGCCGGAACTGCAACGGTTCCGAGCGTGGCTTGAATCCGATGCGCCAGCAACCGAGGAACAGCTAGCCGAGGCGCGTCGAATCCTGGCGCAGCCTGAGAGGCAGCGCGACCTTTTTACACCGCACCCATTGCAATAGCCGTAGAATCGTGTAGAAAATACATTCTACAGTCGAATGGGGGCGATATGAGTGTAACTTTTACCAAGCTGTTCAGTTCCATCACTGAATCCACGGTGTGGGCAGAGCCCGACCATACCCGCATTGTCTGGATCGCCATGCTTGCAATGGCCGATCACGCCGGCCGCGTCTGGGCCAGCATTCCAGGGCTGGCCAATCGCGCCAGGGTCTCAATAGACAAGTGCGAGGAAGCCCTGAACACCTTCCTGTCTCCCGACAAATACAGCCGCACAAAGGACTTTGATGGGGTGCGAATAGAGGCGATAGACGGGGGGTGGCGCCTTCTTAATCATGCGAAATACAAGGCGATTCGTGATCACGAGTCGATCAAGGAATCGAAGCGCAAATCCATTGCCAAGAGGCGGGCAGAGGAAAAGGCGGCGAAAGAAATGTCTACAGTAGACCGTGGTAGACACAATGCAGAGTCAGATACAGAGGCAGATAGAGAAAAGAAAGATCAAAAGAAAGAGCCTGGCGTTTCACGCCAGCAGGCAGGCACTCGACTAGCAGAAGATTGGGTATTGCCGGAGGACTGGAAGGCTTGGGCAGCGGCAGAAAGACCAGACGTGGACATTGCCCAGCAGGCAGCCAGCTTTGCCGATTACTGGCACGGGGTTCCGGGGCAGAAGGGCCGCAAGGCCGATTGGCTCGGGACGTGGCGGAATTGGATTCGCCGAGCCAATGCGTCGCGTAAGCCGCAGCAGAACGGAGCCTACCAGCCTATGCCGGGTGAGATATGAGCCAAATCACTGCCCGCGAGATTTCCGCATTGCTGGCGCGCGACGCCGAGGCGGTTACGCGGCACCTGTTGGGAGATGGGAAACGTGAGGGCGCGGAGCTGCGCTATGGCGATACGGCCGGCGGTTCCGGAAAATCCATGGGCGTGCACCTGACCGGGGATAAGGCCGGGGTGTGGTGCGATTTCGACACGGGCGAGTCTGGCGACCTGCTGACCTTGTGGGCAACGGCGCGCCGGGTTGACCTGGGAACTGCGATCCGTGAGGCAAAAGACTGGCTTGGGATCCGTGACGTCGCCTTGACCGGCAAGCGCAGCGAGGCGAAGCCCATCTCGCGACCGGATGGCATCAAGGCTATAGGTCCGGGCGAATTGTACTGGCTGAAAGAGCGCCGAAAACTTTCGGCCGAAGCGGTTGCCGCGTACAAGCTCGTTTCTCGCGGTGACGGCGTAATCGGGTTCCCGATGTTGCTGCCGAACGGCGATTTAGTCGGGATGAAGTTCCGCAAGACTTCCGAGGATTCGTATTGGAGCGAGGCTGGTGGGTCCAAGGCCCTGTTCGGCTGGCAGGCGATTCCGCCAACGGCGCGCACGGTGGTCCTATGCGAAGGCGAGCTGAAAGCCCTGGCGTGGTGGGATTACGGATTTCCGGCGTTGTCGGTCCCATTCGGCGGTGGTGGTGGGGCCAAACAGGATTGGATTGAGGTCGAATACGACCGGCTTGCGCGTTTCGATGTGATCTATCTCGCGATGGATGCGGACGCTGCCGGAAAAGAGGCGAGCGAATCGATCGTGAAGCGGTTGGGGCCTGAGCGGTGTGCGATGGTGAATCTGCCACTGCCGCAAGAGCCAGGCTCAAAATGCATCAACTCCTGCGTGCGGCACGGGGTGAGTCGGGCGGCTATCGCTGACGCAATCAAGACGGCCAAGCCGCGCGACCCGGAGGAATTGAGGGGGGCAGGGGACTACGCCGAGGAAGTATCGGCCCTGTTTGAGCAGCGCGGTCCAGAGCCAGGAATCAGAACCCCATGGAAAAAGGTCGGTGACGATCTGATTTTCCGGGCTGGGGAATACACCGTAATCGCCGGCATAAACGGGCACGGTAAGTCGCAGTGCGTGGGGTTCATGGCCGCCGCCGCGATTGCGGACGATTGGCGGGTCTGCGTGGCGTCCCTGGAGTTCAGGGTCTCTGGGTGGCTGCAACGAATTGTGCGCCAGTTTGCGGGGCGCGGAGACGTGGCGTCCACCTACGCCGGCAAAATTGTTTCGTGGCTCGGAGAGGGCCGCCTGTGGGCATTTGACGCACAGGGGACAGCCGACTGGCGAAGGATGGTCGAAGTATTCCGCTATGCCCGCCGCCGGTATGGGGTGGAATTGTTCGTGGTGGATAACCTGACAGGGCTAGGGATTGGCGAGGAAGACTACGAGGGGCAAAAGGCGGTTGCCTTGGCATTGGCCAACTTCGCCCGCGATGAAGGGTGCCACATCTGGCTGGTGGCTCATGTCCGAAAGGGCAACACTGAGCACGAACAGCCCGACAAAATGAGCGTGAAGGGGTCAGGGTCTATTACTGACCTTGCCAGCACGGTCCTAACCGTTTGGCGCAACAAGGCGAAGGAAGCCAAGCGCAAGGAAGCGGACATGACCCGACAGCCCATGTCGCTGGAAGACGAATCAAAACCTGACGTGCGCGTAACGTGCTCAAAGCAGCGCAACTACTCCGGCACGGGAAATGGCGAGCCAGCCATTGCCCTCTGGTGGGATGGCGGCAGTTACCACTACCTTTCGAGAAAAGAGCACGTTCCGCGACCACTGTTACCGCGAGGCTGGGATGAACAGCAGAGATGACAACCGCCGCCGCATGCCAGCCACTGCGGCAATGATCGATGAATTCAAAGGAGTGTTCGGAAATGGCGTCAAACTCATTCGAGCCGCAGAAGACACCGCAACCGGCCGTGAATACGCCGGAAGCTGGGCCGAGGAAGAAAAAGCGAACCTCGACCTTCAACAGTGCCCCGCTTGGCCCGTCGCGCCGGTACGAATTACCGCATACGATGCTGCCCGGTTGGCAGTACAGGCTGCTAAGAGGGTAAGGCGATGATCCGCAAACTATGGCAACGATTCGTCGGACTGTTCCGCAAGCCGGCCAAACTAGACCTCGTGGCGATCAACTGCCGGAACCAAGCCGCGCAGCTCAGGCTAAAGCCGCTGATCGACGGCCACATGCTCATGTGCCTGGAGAATCATGGCTACGATGCCCAGCTGAGGCCAGCCAAACAGTGCTCAGCGAATGATCCGGTGTTTCGTTGGCCAAGACGGCGCCCCATGGTTGCCGCGCTTCCCATGGCCTCCTATGCGGTCATGGCGCAGGAGGAGCAAATCCAGAATTGGCTTGCCGTAAACGCCCTGACGTTCTGCTCCTCGGCGGATCAAGCGATGGGCGAGATATTCGGGATCGAGTTCGCGTCGGGTTATGAGCCGGTGGTAGGCTGAGGCATGCCGAGAAAGACCTATCCAAGCGATATCAAGCGCAAAAAGGAGGCCGACGCCAAAGCCGAAACCAGAGCTGCGGCAATGCTGGTGGAGAAAGAGCGCCAGCAGACCGCGTTCCTTGCCGCGTTCGTGGAAATGGGCACTGATCTTCGCGCCCGGCAGGCAGTGAAGCTCACGAAGTCGGTGGTGGAGCACTGGAAGGCCACAGACCCCAAGTTCCTGCTTGCCTACGAGGCCGCGGACGAGGATATCGGGCAAAAACTGGAGGGCAAGGCCGTCGATCTAGCCCTAGAGACAGCGGGCGGGCCAGGGGAGAAGACCCTGCTCACCCTGTTGGCAGCTCGCAACGAGCGCTACCGAAAGAATCTGAACATCCGGCATTCTGGCCCCGACGGTGGGCCTGTAGGCTTGGCATTCACGAGCCCTGAAGCTGTTAAAGCTCAGTTAATTGCTGTGGCGCACCAATTCCCCACTGTTGCGCCGATCATCCGGCAGACACTGTCCGAAGTGCTTGAAGCGCTACCGAAGTAAACGACCTCTATACCGTACTTTACATAATGCACATCCCCGATACGCCCCTCATCCGCGCCCTCTATAAAGCCCATGCCGACGCCGCGCGGAACAACGACAACGCGTCGAAGCTGGCAGCGATCCAGGCCTACCAAGGCAGCGGGGACATGGGGAAGGCGATTGCTGCGGCGATCATGACGCTGGGGCACTTGCATGCGCCGATTGAGCAGGCGTGGCACGTGTTCGGAGGGGATAGGTTCTTGGGTGACGACGGCAAGAGGACGCCAGGCTTTGGTAACTCATTCCATGATGGAGGCGATCCGGCATTTTGGCCGGTCAGAAATGAGTTAAGCGATGGTGATCGCGCATGGATATGTGAGGCAGAGGAACTGGTGGGCCTCCCTGCCAATGCTGCGATGTACACCGCGGCCGTCTGTCACGCCCATAGCCTGCCACCAGAAGCCGGCCTCCTAATCTTCCTCCAAGCCCGCTTGCCCGTTTGGTTCGAGGCGTGCATGCTTCACGCGCCGCCCCCGTTGTGGGGCGGTAATCCGTAGAAGTTTCACGTGGAACAATTGGAGAGTGTTATGTCAAATCTGATCATGCAGGCCCTTCGCTCCATCCAGTCCGGCACGCCGTTCAGCGGTGCGCAAGAGCAGGGAGCGCTGCGCAAATTCGTCGGTATCAACCATGCAGCCCGCAAGGCAGCCGTCCAGACGGTCACCAGCTCGACGGTGTTCGTGAACGATGACACGCTGTTCGTGGAACTGCCTGTGGGCGAGCACCTATTCGACATTTACGCGCCCATGACCTGCGCGGCAGCTGGCAACATCAAGATGCAGTTTGTGGCGGCTGGCGGATTGGCGGTGTCGGCTATCAAGGCAACGGCTACCCTGGGGCTGGACGCGACGGCTCCAACGTTGCTCGACATCACCGCGCTTAGTAGCTCGGTGAACGGCGGCACCTCCACGGCGTGGACCCAGCTCAATATCCGCGGCTCTGTGTTCGTGACGGCGCAGGGCATCCTGCAATTCCAGTGGGCGCAGCAGGCCAGTAGCGTCACGGCGACAACCATCCGAGCCGGCTCGACCATCCAGACTCGTCAGGTCTTGTGATCCTACCCACCGAAAACGAAGCACTCAGGCAGGCCAACGTTTCCCCCGATGTGGTGGAGGCGTTGGCCTTCCTCTTGAAGGACCGGCCTATTGTGGTCGCTAAGGTGGTGTCGCCCTTGGACCTTGGTTCGACCGGCGGGACGCTCATCAGTTGGACGGCCACCAATGGCGCCCTGGCACGCGGCACGATGATCCGGGCGACGCTGTGGGGCTCGTGCACGGTGGACACCTCGGATAGCTACTACCTGCGTTGCGCTCCGCTGGACACCTCAGGCGGTAGCTATGCTGTCAGTGCTAGGGCTGACTTTGCCCCCGGGGTGTTGGCTAACTTCGCCTGGCAAATCGACGCAGCATGGCGACTGTCTGGTGAGTCTGGCCTCAACACGCCAGCCAAGGCCCTGGCGCTCAACGTCAACGCGACCGAACGCCTACTGTTCAGCACGGATCAGGACGGCACGGACAGTTTCGGCGGTGGGTTTGGTGGCATTCCGCCTGTCCTGTGCTGCGTCGCCAGTCGATTCACCGCCGGCCACGACCTGTACACAGGAAAGCCGCAGACATTCAGCGTGTTCTTCCAGCCGCGCAACGGCAACACTACGAACATCGTCTGCAATGGCGGCTTCATGGAGGTGTTCTAGTGCTCGACGTCGCCAACACGGCGGCAGAGCAGCATGCGTTGGGCATGCTTGGCGCCTTGGCCAAAAAGCTCATCGCGAACCTGCTGGACACCTTTTTTCCTGAAACGGGGCCATTCGCCCGCGACCTGTTCCCGAAGCACATGCAGGCCATTGCCGAGACGTGCACGGCCAAGGTGCTGTCGATCTTTGGTGGCAACCGAGCGGGCAAGACCCTGCTCCTGGCCTACATCGCCTCCGTCTGGCTGACAGGGCGCTATCCCTGGTGGTGGATGGGCCGCAAGTTCCCGAAGCCCACGGACGGCTGGGTGGCGACGCAGACCAGCTCGCTCATGGTCAAGGGATTGCAGAAGTACCTGATCGGCTCGGATGGCACCGGAGGCATGATCGCCGCCGAGGACATTGTGCATATCGACTGGTCCCCGGCGATGGGCATGGCGTCGCGCGTCCATATCCGCCACCAGCCGACCGGGCTTATCTCGACACTGGAGTTTAAAACCTACGATATGGGTTGGCGCCGGTTCCAAACGGCGACGCTTGATTGGGTCATCCTGGACGAGGAACCGCCCGCGATGATCTTCTCGGAAGCCCTGACCCGTACCGCAAACAGGGAAGGGATCGGCATCCTCGGGTTTACTGCCCTGCAAGGCGTGACCCCGCTCGTGGCCCACCTTTGGCCCGAGATTGCCGGCGGCGCGCCGGAGGAGTTCATGGACGCGGAGGAAGTGGTCCGCGACATGATGAAGCGGGTATGCATCGGCTGGAAGGACGTTCCGCCGTCGGTGCTGCCTATCGCCGAGCGCGCAAGGTTGTCCGCATCCTACCTGCCACACGAGCGACAGGCTCGTATGGACGGCGTGCCCATGCTGGGCCGCGGACTCGTGTACCCATTGGGGCAGGACTCGTTCACTTGCGAGCCGTTCGAGATTCCCGCCGAGTGGCCGCGGCTGTGCGCAGTGGACCCGGGCGGTACCCCTGGAGGCACAGGCAAGACGGCCGCCATCTGGTGTGCCTTCGACCCGTACAACTTCATCTGGTACGCCTACAGCGAGCACTATCAGGATTGGGCGCCGATCCCGGTGCACGTCTCGGCCCTGAGCAAGCGCGGGAAGTGGATTCCGATGCTGCTGGACCCCGCCGGGCGCAACATCACGGATGGCAAGGCGGTGTATGCCGAATACGTGCAGGAGTTGCAGGAGGTCAATGAGAACTGGCCTGTCCACAAGGCGGACAAGCGGTTTACCGTGGGTCGCGTGGAACTGTTCGGGGAACTGCAATCAGGGTCGCTCAAGGTGTTCAGCACCCTGCGCCACACCCTGGCCGAGCACCGCCAGTACGTCATCAACGAAAAGAGCGACTATGTGGGCCCCCATCACCTGTGGGACTGTTTGCGCTACATTGTGCGCGGCAAACACCACGCGGCCGTGAAGCCTTCGCGCGGCGCCTCCGATGTTCCCATGAAAGAGCAGAGGTTTTTCTAATGGCCGTGCCCTCGACCGAATTGCCCCCGCAGGACAGCTCTGCCGGCGAAGGCATCACGATGGAAGTGCTCCAGGGGTTTCAGTCGATCCCGTTGGAGAAGATAGACCTGGTAATGCTTGAGCAGATGCGCGATGAACTGAAGGCCGCACAGGCTGCCGCGGAACTGCTGCCAGAGGGCGACGAAGGGGAAGGCGCTGCCGAGGAACTGATCGGCGCCATGCTCGACTTCATCGAGAATTTGGAGGCTGAGCAGGTCCGGCGTCTTGATGCCTTATGCCTGGAGCTGTCCAAGGATCACGACAAGGCCATCGAAGCGCGCAAAGACGTTGACGCGCGCATGATCGATGACGAGCTGCAATACCAGGGCAAACGCCGCCTGCAAGTCTCCAAAATGTACCCGTCGGACTCGACCGGCGAGCGAGACACGGACGACGAGACGACGATCCACGCCACGCGCAACAAGACGGAAATGTACGCGGCGCGGCTTATCGACATGATGCTGCCGACGAATGCCGTGCCGTTCCGGGTGGACCCTGTGGAAGACCCGGACCCGGAGTGTGTGCTGGCGTACTCCGAGCCTGCGCCACCACAGCCAGGCCCCGATGGGCAGCCCGTTCCGCCCACTGACCCGAAACTGGCCTTGGACGATGCGAACTCGCGCGCCGCGGCCAAGATGTTCGAGAAGATCAAGAAACAGCTGCTGGAAGGCGGCCTGTTGAATCACGGTCGCCGCATGATCCGCGACGCGTGCAAGTATGGCTACGGCATCCTTGAAGGGCCGTTCCCGCACTACAAGCGCCGGGTGAAGGTGAAGGGCGGCAAGGCCGAAATGGTGGTCGAAAAGGAGTCCTGCCCTGGCCTCGACTACGTGGACCCGTTTTACTGGTGGTACGACATGACCCCGAACATGGACGAATGCCGCAAGGCGTTCCGTCTGCACATTTGGGATCGTGCCAAGCTGATGGAGTTCAAGAAGTATCCGAACGTCATCCAGTACAACGTCGACAAGCTCTTGGAGCAGGACCGGGAAGGTCAGAGCAAGACGGACTTTCCGTCGAACCTCGCCACGGTCATCCGCCAGCGCAACTCCGCGCTCGGGATGGTGGAGCCCATCGATAACCGCTGGGCCATCATCAAGGCCACATGCGCTATCTCGGCCGAGCGCCTGAAGACTGTCACCGGTATCGAATGGCAGCACCCGGACACCATGCCGCTGGTAGAGATTTGGTGGTGCAACGGGAAGTGCCTGAAGTTCAAGCTGTCGCCGATGGAATGCGGCTGGCGGATGCCGTACTACGTCATGACGCTTATTCCCATTGACGACACGGTGTATGGCGGAGGTGTGCCGTACCTTGCTCGGGCGTCGCAGCGAGTTATTGAGGGCGGGTGGGAAGCTACGCTCACGAATGCGGCCGTTGCGGCAGCGCCGCTACTGTTCATGCGCAAGGGAAAGGTAACGCCGGCCGACAAGAAATGGCGCTGGCGTGGTCCCAAGCAGTTCGACGTGACGGCGACCGACGAAGGAAACGGCGTCGATATCCGCAATTACTTCGAATCTCTGGTAATTCCGTCGAACGTCGAAGGGAATCTCCAGCTTGTGGCCGCCGCGTCCAAGCTCATGGACGAGGACACCTGGTTCAGCCAGATATTGCAAGGCAACATCACCGAGGCCGGCATGGCACCGGCATCGATGGCCGTGCAGATGATCAATCTCGCGACCGTATTCCAGCGCATGTTGGCCGCGGACTGCGACGACAACGTGTGGACCCCGCTTTCCAACCAATGGAACCTGTGGAACCTGATCTACTACCCCGAGGACAAGGAGTCCAAGGGCGACTTTATCGTCAAGGGCACGGCGTCAAGCGCGTTGGTGGCTCGGGATATCCAGATTCAGCACACCCAGGTGGCGTTGCAGCTTTCGGACAATCCGCGTTTCCAGGGCTTCACCGATGATTTCGAGCTGTGGCTGGCGCTGACCAATCAGCTCGAAATGCCGAACAAGGATTTGGTCAACCTACCGCGCGATAAGGCGATGGAGCGTCAGGCGCAATTGCAGGGTGGTGGTCCGCCGCCGGAATTGCAGGCCAAACAGATGGAAATCGAGTCGCGTGAGCGCATCGAAATGGCGAGGTTGCAGCTGGAAGGTCAGAAAGCAGCATCGGCGGCGCAGGTCGATCAGATGCGCATCGATGCTGACATGCAGGTTGCCCAGCTTAACTATCAGGCCGTGCTGGTGAAGGCGCAGGCCGATAGCGGTATCGCCATGGCCCAGCTTGCTAACGACGCCGAGAAGGCGACGCAGAAGGAAGCCACTGCCCGCGCGAAGATTGGTGCCGACGCGCAGACGAAGATGACGATGCAGGAACGTGAATTGACGGCGACGCCGAACCCGCACAGCAGGCTTGATTGATGTTCACCATCGAAGACCTCGAAAAAGATAGTGCCGCCGCGCTGGAGCGAATCGACTTCGATTCACCGACTTGGCGAGCCATTGAACGATGGTTGACCGCGCAGGACTGGCTGCAATTGCGGTCTCTGGCATCGCAGACCATGGACCCAGTGAAGACAGAGCAGGCCCGGGCTCGCCTGTTCGCCCTGCGCGCGTTGCGCGATTTGCCGACTCTGGCACCCAAGAAGCCCGCCAATCCCGTCTCTGAGGAAGACCCGTCGTGATTCCTGACCAAGACAACGAAATCCGCACCGCCGAAGACGCCTTCGCGGCCGTTATTGCCGAGCACAAGGCTGCGGAGGCTGGCAACACAGAGCAGCAGCAGGAAAAGCCCGCTGCGCGCGAGTTCAATCGCGACGATCAGGGCCGCTTTGCTGCCGGTGAGCAGCAGCAGGAAGGCGAGAAAGAGCCCTTTGAGGGATTCTCGCAGCTTCCGGAGCCTGCTCAGGCCGCCTATCGACAATTGATGGGCGAGCGAGATACATTCAGCCGCGAACGGGACGAGCTTCGCCGTAAACACGCCGAAGTTGCGAACCGGGTGCCGTACCTACAGCGAGAGCTAGCCAAGTATCAGCATGCGCCGCAGCAAAAGCCTGCGCCGACTGCGAAACAGGCCGCCGAGCTGAAGAAATGGGAAGACCTGAAACAGCGATTCCCGGAAGATGCGGAAGCCATTGACGAAAAGCTCAATGCCTTGCGCCAGGAATTCGGTGATGTTGGGTCGCTCGCCAAGCAACTTGCCGAGCTGAAGGAGTGGAAAGACACACTCCAGACCGAACGCGAAAACGCCGAGATTTACGCCGCGCACGACGCGCTTGCGGAGCGGGTTCCAGACTGGAAAGTGCTGGCCGGCTTTGAAGATGCCGACGGCAACCCCATCGACCCGTCCGAAGCCGTTTTCCACCCGGAAGTGGCCGCGTGGATCGATGCACAGCCCGGATACCTTAAGAAAGCGTATCTGGAAGTGCTGACCCAAACGCGAGACACCGACGCGCAGGCGGAGATTTTCGAGAGATTCAAGGGCGATTACCTTGCTGCCCTGGAAGCCGAGGAAGCGGCGAACGGCCAACCCTCGACCCAGCCACAAGGCAATCGCAAGCGGCAGGACGCGCTTGCCGACGTTTCGCCTACTGGCGGCGGCGGGAACGGACTGGACCGTGACGAACGCAAGCCTTTCGGCCCAAGCCGCGAGGATGCCTTCGCCGATACGGTCAGCCGCTACAGAGAACAATTCCGAACCGGTAGGCGCTAAGTTAGGAGCCAAGTCATGGCACAGCGCACTTACGCCAATTGGGGGCCGAATGCGGCCACCCAGGAGCAATATCTGGCCCTCGACCATGTGCTGACCACAGCGCCCGGTTACGAGGTCATCAAAATCGCCTGCGGTGAGGTGACGATGCCTCGCCAGTCCGGTCGATCCATCACCATGCCGCGATGGCTGGCTTCCGCCGTGGACGCTACGCCGGCCCCCGAGGGCACGCAGAAGGAATCGCGCACCCTGCTGCGTGATGAGTTCCCCGGCACGATGCAGCGCTACACCGAGCGTTATCAGGTGTCGCGCGTGGCGTACGACTTGGAGCCGTGGGATGCGGTCAAGGCGGCCGCGGATATCCTGGCGAAGAACCTGATCCCGTCCACCCGTGAGCGTGTGCGCTGGAACGCCGCGACCTCTGGTAACAACGTGGTCTACAACTCGTCATCGATCACCACGCGCAACACGGTGAACGGGCCGATCACTCCGGGGCGCATCCAGACCATCATCCGCTCGCTGTCGGCCACCAAGGCAATGACGTTTGCGGACCAGATCGACGGGCAGAACAAAGAAGGCACGTCGCCGGTCGAGTCGGGCTTCTACGGTTTCTTCCACTCGGACGAAGAGCCGGACCTGCGCGCATTGCCGGGCTTCCAGCTGGCGGTGACGTACCCGAACGGGGGTACCAAGAAGTTCCGCGAGTTCGGCGCGTTCCAGAACCTGCGTTGCTTCACGACCCCTGAGGCGCTGAAGGTTGCCGGTGGCGGCGCTTCGAGCACGTCCATGCTGAACACCGCGGGCGTGGCGGACGTGTACCTGAACGTCATTTGCGGCAAGGAATTCTTGACCACGGTCAAGCTTGCTGGCGCCGGTAAGAATGGCTTCGGCAATCTGGACGTCAAGATTCTTGACCAGCCGGACAAGGCCGACCCGAACAACAATTGGGTCGATATCGTGGCCTCGTGGTACGACCTCTGTATCCTCACCTCGCAGGATTGGGGCTGGCGCTACGAAACTGCCGCTTCGGCCAACCTGTAATCCGGGAGAACTACCATGTCAAACTATTACAGCTCCCTCTATCAGCAGGTCGGTGCATCGTCCTCGACGACCTATGAGCCGGTCGGCCCGGTGCCGAGCAAGTCTGGCCAGCTCTATGTGGCCCGCTTCACGGCGACCGTTCCGGTCGGCTTCACGGTCGCGGACAACTTGTACCTGGTCCCGCTGCGCGGCATCTACGTACCCACCGCATCACCGCAGTTGGCCGGCGTCCGGTTCGCACGCGGCGTGATCACCGTCTCGGGTGACGCGGGCGGTTCTGTCACGGTGAATATCGGCGGCGGTGCCGGCACGGGTCAGCTGTCGGGCACCGCGTTCGGCTCGGCCAGCACGATCCTCCAGGCCGCGGCGACCACGGATATCGCGATTGCGACCGTCGTGGCGGCCGGTCCGGTGCTGGTGACGGACGACATCAAATTGACGGGCGTGGCGAACACCACGGTCACGGCCCGCACGGTCAGTGGTTTCTTCGAGTTCTTCAACGCCGCGCCGTAACCTTTCCGGGGCCCTTCGGGGCCCCTTTCTGTGGAGATTGAAATGGCAAAGCCTTCAGGGCGCCGTCCGTTGGATATGGAAGCGCTCCGACAATCCAACTATGCGAGCGCGTCGCGCGATGAAATGGAACGCGCGTACAAGCTGATCTGCGGGCAGGAGGTTGAGGAAGACGTGCCCGATGAGCGGCTGCGCTCCGAACTCCAGGCGCTGGATGGCGTGGAGAAGCTGAAGCATGACGCGGCACCGGTTCTGCCGGTGGTGGCTGCGGTACCGGAAGGAACTATCAATCCGGCCCGCATCCCGAATCTGTCCCCCACGGGAAAATGGGGCGGCCGCATGCGCCGCGTGACGATCCATCAGAATACAGACAAGGATGCGCCGGAGAATCTGGCCGTTTCGCTGGGCTGGGAGGGCAATATCTGGACGGTGCAGTACGATGTGCCGCTGGATATGCCGTGGCCGTGGTGGGAGGCGCTGAAAAACGCCGTCCACAAGGATGAGCACAGCACCAAGGTGCGCCGCTGGGTGCCGGGCCGTACGGATGAGGAAATGGGCCGCATGGAACTGGACCCGGCCAAAAAGCACCTTGTCAACCGCAAAAACTACCGCTACACGGATCACGGCGATGTGCCGGGCACGGAACACCTGCCGATTTCGTATTTTGACTTTTTCCAGGGTGAGGCCCGGCGCACTGGTGTCTTCAGCAAGGCTCAGCCTGCGGTTCTGCTGCGCATCTACTCCATCCTGCACGATGGCCCACCCGTTGACCGCCGCGACGGCTACAAGCCCGTACGGCTCGATCCCACGCAGCTTCGTTTCGCCATTGCCGAGCGCTTGGGGACGGAGTTCGTGGACATGCTAAACAACGAAGTGTTCGCGGTCGCGTGAACTACGTCCAGCTCGCCCAAGGCGTGCATCGGTGGGTCCGGTCGGGTAATACCGCGCCGGGCTCATCGCCTTCGGGGCCGACGGATACGGCTAATCCCGATGTGAACGATATCGTTTACTTCGTGAATGAGGCCTATCAGCAAATCCAAATGTATCACGATGAGTGGCTCTGGATGCGCGCGCAGGGGACGTTCAACCTCGTCACCGGAACGCGCACGTACAGCGTCGCCACGCTCCAGGGCGCTATCTCACGTTTCGAGCAGTACCGGTTCTTTGGTGCCGGCGCCACAGGACAGCAGCGGTACCTGTACGTGAAGGACGCTGCGGCCACGACGCCATCGCAGATGCCATGTTGGTACCTGCCTTATGAGGAGTGGCGCGGCTATTTCGACCGCCTTCCGCGCCCGTCCAATTCGATGCCCGTTCGGTGCACGGTGCAGCCGGATGGAACGCTGGAGTTTGACCCGACGCCTGCGGCCGCGCCCTCTGGCGGCGTCTATTCCATCCAGTTCGACTACCGCAAAACCCCGCAGACGCTGGTGTTCAGCACCAACGACACGCCGGAGATGCCGGCTAAGTTCCATGACCTCATTCTCTGGTGGGCGGTGCGCTTGTTCTGCGCGTCTCGATCGAATTCCGATGCGCTGGAGCAAACAGCGATCAATCGCGTGAACTACTGGCTCGACAAGATCGCGGCCGAACAACTCCCCGAAATGGTGTTCCCCGATAGGTACTCGTAATGTCCGATAAGCAAACCCTGGTGCAGTTCGCGGGCGGCCTCGATCTTCAAAGCGACCCGCTGACGGCGCCCGCGGGGACGCTAAAGCATTGCGTGAACTTCGAGGTCACGACCGAGGCGGGCTACACCAAAAGCGGCGGGTGGCTGCCTGCTGACGGCTCTTTGATCGGTCCGGAAATACCTGACTTCCTGTTCTTCACCTACAAGGCGTCGGAGCTTACTGGCGCTTTTGTCCCCAACGAACTGGTCACGCTGAACCTGGACGCAGAGGACGGACCCAGGACCACGACGGCCACGTTTATCGGCATCGGGAGCCCTACGGCCTTCCTATTTGCTTACAACTCCACCGAGTTCGCCGACGCGATGGACGCTGCAAACTCGGGCAATGTGATTGACGTCACGGGAACATTGAGCGGCGCTACCATCGTCATTGCCACGTCGCCGGGTAAGGTCTATCAGGCCGGCGCATCACTATGGGACACCGATGACGAAACGGGGATTGGGTTTCCGACCACAGCGGATTACAAGGCTTATGCGCAAGCCATCGTTGATCAGTACCTAAGCTTTGTGCAGCCAGTTCCAGGTAATCCACTCTCCCCGGTTGACGCAGTGTGCTACTACAAAGACGCCTACTACGCTTGGCGTGATATGCATGCGCTGTACTTCAACACGGGCACCTATACAGGGTCGATTTTGGAGGGCATGCAGCTCTCCAAAAATGGCACGATTGCCTTCGGCACGATCCTGAAGTTTGTCGTGACCTCCGGCAGTTTCGCGACCGGCGATGCGGCGGGCTATGTGGTCTTCTACGATGCGAGCGATTCGATCATTGCGACCTTGGCGGCCGGTGATCAAATCAAGATCATGGACGCTTTGGGCGTAAACATCGGCAACGTCTGGAAGCACGACGCGACCGATCCGCGCCCGTTGCTGGCATTCACGCGTGCCGCCATGTACTCGGCGGACGAAGAAACCCCGCAGGCCACCGCCCCCACGTCTGATAGCTGGGTGCGCAGACGTCTTTCTCGCGAGATTGGCTACAAGCAGGCTGCCGGATCGGTGGGGACAGGGTTTGGCCCCGTGGGCGATGCAGACTACTCGATCTACGAGTACAGCCGGCTCGGCACCACGAATGCCCTTGCGCAGCTTTCCCCGGTCACGACAGCATACAAATTCCCAACCACGGTCACGCAGCAGTACACCGTTTGGGCGAACCCGAACAACATTAAAGCGCAGGACGGTGCCGTGGCATCGGTGGCCTATCCGCTCATCCTGACCCCGGCTGTATCGACCTGGATTCAGGGCGTCGGATTCGACTTCTCCGACATTCCTGCCGGGTCTTCGATCACTGGCATCGAGGTTGTAGTGCGCCGCCGCAATTCGACGGCCGGCGACAAATTCACCGACAAGACCGTTCAACTTGTACTGCCTGACGGAACGTTCAGCGCCAACAAGGCGGACGTGGCGACGGTATACCCCAATGCGCTCACGGATGCGACCTACGGCGGCGCGGCGGACACTTGGGCGATTGGCCCGACGCCGGACATGCTGAACGATGCGGACTTCGGCGTACGGTTTGAGGCGGTCGAAACGGTGAGTGCCGGCGCTACGTCGCTGGAAGTGGACGATATCAAGATGCGGGTGACGTACATCCCCGCTACGCGATTGGTCTACATCCGCAACGCCGCCGCCGCGGTGCCGACGGACATTCCTGCGGGGGTCATCCACTACACCGTGGAGGGAGGAAACTCTGTCACGCAGGACACGACGGGAACGCTGACCATCCAGATCGGCGATGATGAGTACAAGGGGACGGATGGAGGTAAGCTCCTCACCTACGGCCGCACGATTGGCGCCGGGGAGCAGATCAGAACCGCGACGGGTGGCGGTGGGAACCTCTTGGGGTACACCACGGGCGCGGACGTGCCCACCACGTTCCCGCCTTCCTCCGTTCAGGACGCCAATGACCGAGCCCGCTACGAATTCAAGCTCGCCAACTTCTATGCCGACCCTGCGGCCCAAATGCTGTGGGGCGCAAACGGTTCTGAGTTCGGGTTCATGTGGGACAACCAGTATTCGGTGCGCATCCGCACCGGTCGCCGCGCCGACCTCGACACACCGAGGCACCTGGCCGAACACCTCGGGTTTATGCATTGGGGGTTCAATTCGGGCGACATCATCACGTCCGCCCCGTTCAGGCCGCTCACCTGCGATCCAGAACTTGGGTCCGCGCTGCGCAACGTGGGCGAGCCCGTCATGGGTATGGCGACGTTCAACGGCCAAACGTTGGGTGTGTTGACGAACAAGACGATTCGCGGATTCCAGGGCTCAAACCCGCTGAACTATTCCCCTATCATCATCACGCCCGAAGTGAACTGCCTAGAGTACACCCTAACCAACTTGGCAGGAACGCCAATGTGGGCCAGCTGCCGCGGCGTGGAATCAGTGTCAAGCGTCCAAGCCTACGGCGATTTTGCGACCAAGCCCATCAGCGACGCGGCGACACCATGGCTACAACCTCGACTCCAGGCCAGTACGCGGTTCGGCGTGGTGGATCGCCGGCCGGCCTATGCGTATGCAGTGCGCAACAAGCGGCAGTATCGCCTTGCGTTCCGGGATGGCTACCAGTACACGCAAACGCTGTTCGGGCGAGAGAATCACCCGATGGGTACCACGCAGATCATCGGACGTTCCCATGGCCCAGCGCTGGATCAGGACGTGTTGAAGTTCAGCAACCGCGCGCCTATCCGCCAAGCCTTTGCCGGGCTGCGTTCGGACGGGTCCGAGGTCATCATTGCATGCTTCGAAAACCAGCACGACCGCCCGGACTTGGTGCAGACGCCGAACGGAGTGTGCCCCTATCTGATCAAATTGGACAGCTCCAACACCTACGGTGGCGAGCCGTTCAAAGGATCGTTTGAACTGAATCCGATCTACACCGGCTTCCCGACTCAGCCAGGAAAGCAGCAGCAGGCAGTGGTGTACACCGCGGCACAGGCCGGCGAAGTGTTTGAAATGTCCGTGGTGTCGGGGGAGAATCACTACGACACTTCGACGTTCGTGCAAGGCGTCACGCAATCGGTGACAATCGCTCCAGATTTGACGGCTACCTACATCCCGCAAGTTCAGTATGCCACCAAGGTGAGCATCGGCAATGCGGGCGAGTGCTTCAAGGCAACGTTCACCCAGGACGATCCGGCGCAGGACAGCAATTCGATGCCCATGCGGTTTACCCAAATGGTCATTACCACTTCACCGCAGGGCATTCCGAGGACATGAGACATGGCAACAATGGACCGAATGGCCCCAAACAATGCCTATCTGTCCAATGCGACGGGGCAGATCGCGCGCCAGAATGGCTCCGGCGTCTACACGCGCACGGTGGACCCCAACGAAACGGTAGCGGGACAATACACCAACCTGCTGAAGGGGCCGCTGGCTGAGCGCGCGGCCCGTAAGGGCGCGACGATGGCGCAAATGCGCGGCAGTTCTGGCAACGACACGATCTTTGCCAGAGCGTCGCAGGACGCCTTGGCCGAAAACCTACTGCCTGTCGCCAATGCCGACGCCGCGACCTTCGGGCGCGTCGGATCAGAAAATGCGGAGGCCCTGAATCAGCAGAACGTGGCTGAGCAGGGCAACAAGTCGAACCAGATCGTTGCAAACATCGGCGCCAGCGCGTCGAAGGAAGGCGCACGGCTCAACTTCCTATCCAACCAGAACCGGATGGAGGAAGACCGCCGGCAATTCGACATGAACTTCAAGCAGAATCAGGCGAACCGGGAGCAGGACCGGAACTGGCAGCTTGCCGACGCGGAAACAGCGCGCAAGGCCAATGGTCGCGCGGCGATCATGAATCAGGCGCTAGGGACAATCTTCTCCGATCCGTCGTACTGGCGCGATCCCGAGGGCGCCTCCGGCATGGTGAATTTCTTCTCCACGCAGTTCTCCAACATTTGGGACTCGCTGTTCCAAGACAGGCCTTGAGGTGACGTATGGGATTCATCGCAGCCGCTGGTGTGCTCGTATCCGCTTACGGCGCCAAGAAACAGGGCGACGCGGCGAGTGCTGCCAACAAGACGCAGAAAAAGCTCACGCGTGAGCAGATGCAGCAGGAGAAAGAGGAAAGCGAGCGCAAGTTCTATCGTGACCTCTACTTGCAAGAACAGCAGCGCAAGTTCCAGCAGCAGGACAAGCGGTATCGCGAGGATGCCATCGGCGGATTCCGAGGATTGGCGCCGGCCAGCGTGCAGAAAATGGGCCTGACTCCACCCACGCCGACCAGCACGGAAGGGCTTGCCGACTTCGATCCTAACCAGCTCGGATTGGCCCAGAAAGACAAGCTGCGATTCGGTGGAACAGGCGTCACCGAGCCACCCAAAACGATGACGGGTATGGCCCCGTTCCGCGGCGGCAACGCCGATGGCTACATGGACCGCTGACATGGCCGACGAATATCAAAACCAAGAGGAAATCGAGCCGACGCAAGAGGCCCCGACCGAGGAGGCGGCCGAGCCTGTCGATCCGACCTCCATGATGGCCGGGGCCGACTTCGTGCCGCCCGATATTTCCGACGATGCGCGCGAGTTCGTGACGCGCTGTCGCGAGATGATCTACTCAGAAAAGTTCCTCCCCGTGGTGCAGCAGGCCCTTACTGGGGCGAATGACTTGGCAAGTGGCGTCGCCCCGGTCATTTTGCAGCTGATCACCGCGGCCGAGGACAAGATGGGGCCGCTGTCGGATGAAGATTTCCAGAAGGTAGCGCAATCCTTGGCCGGTACGCTGGTCGGGCTTGCCAAGATGATGGGCGACCCGGACGCGGAAGACATTCCGAGCGCCGTGCAGGAAGTGATGGCACAGGTTTCGGACATGACGTCTGAAGAAAACGCAACGGCGCAGGCTCCCGATGGAGGCATGCCCCCGGCTCCTGCGGAGCCTGCGCCACCTCAGACCATGGCCGGGATGATGCCGCAGTGAACGAATTGCGTGCCATTGTCTGGTCGCAGTTCGTGTCTGCCATGCTGGGGTTTTCCCATCATCCAGGCACCACGCGCGACGCCGCGCATCCGCGCGGTAAGGACGATATTTGCGCGGAAGCCGATCAGTATCTAGCCGAGTTCGACAAGCGTTTTGGAGGCGATCATGTCTAGCGCAGGATGGGGTGCCGCCTTACAGGACATTGGCAATTCGCTGATGAACTACGGCATGAATCAAATGGCGATCAAGCAGAAGCGCGCCGATCAGGCTGCGGCGGATGATCGCGAACAACGACTGATGGTCAAGCGCTTGCAGCTGGAGGCGGCTCTCGGCATCCCGCAGGAGCGCAGTAAGCAGGTACGGGACGAACAGACGCAAAAGGCGATGATCGTTCACCAGCAATGGCAGCCGCCAGAGCTGGACGATACCGGCAACGTCACCAAGCCTGGCTCATGGATCGATACCAGCCGCGAGGAAGTGGTGCCGAAAAGCACCTTCGAGCCCACCTTGGGCGGTGTCTACACCGAAGGCCAAGGATTCAAGGCTGACCCGGAGGCGCAGAAGGCGATTATTGCTCAAAGGCTCGCTAGCCGCACTCCGGCGGCGGCTGGCCCTGCGCCTGATAAGGCAGCCAATTGGCGCATTGAGGACACCGACCAAGGAAAAATGCGCGTCAATATCCTGACGGGCGAGGTAGAACCGCTGGCCGCTGGCGGAAAGCCGCTCATGCAGGCCGGGAAGGGAACGTCCGGCCTGTCTCCGCAGGACAAAAAGCAGGTGTTCGCCGCGAACCAAAAGCTGGCATCGATCGATGCACTTGAGGAGCAACTCAACAACGTTGAGGGGCACTTCGAGAAATTGAAAGGCACGTGGAGCGCCGGCCCTGGTGGTGGACTTATTCCGGGCGCGGCGAATGCTGACGCGGAACAGTTCGACAAATCCGTAGCGTTGTTGTCGCCGCTTATGCGCCAGCTCACCCGCGTTCCGGGAGAGGGTGCGCAATCGGATTACGAAGCCAAGCTGATGGAAATGGCTAACCTGAAGCGCGGCAGCCGCGAGGCCACGACGGAAGGCCAGATCAAGGAAATGCGCCAGCTCCTGAACAACATGCGTGCCGGGCACCAGATGACGCTTGAATCCTACGGCATGGAGTACAAGAAGCCCGGCGCGAAAGAGGCGCCAAAAGTGGACAAGAGCGGCGGAGCCGGATCATCGGCGCAGAACCCCGTGGATATCACCAGCGAGGCGGAGGCCGACAGCCTGCCTCCTGGCACGTTCGTGCGCCTCAATGGCCGAGTAGGGAAAACCTGACATGCCAATCCAGTGGCTTGATAGCGCCGCGCAGCCTAAGAGAAAGATCACTTGGGAGGATGAGGCGCAGCCGCTGGAATTGGGTGTTACGCCACAAGCGCACGCGTCGCTGCCACAGGAAGACATTCATGCGCAATCCGTCGTCCCAACCCTGATTTCCAGGGAGAGAACCCCAGCCCAAAAGGCCGCCGCCGAAGTGGCCGCCAGCATGAGTGCCGTGCAGCAGCACACGGCGCAGTTTGGCCGCGGATTCGCCGAGCTCGGGCAAGCGATCAAGCAGCTCAATGTCAACACCACAGCGGCTCTGACGCCTGCGGCCGATGATTCGGCACTCAAGGCCGGCGCCAAGCTTGCGGCTGCTCGCATGCTCAACGTCAGCCCTTCGGACGATCAGGCCAAAGCCCAGGCCGAGGCAGATGCCTATAACGCGCAGGTCGCGGATGAGGCGAAAATCTACAATGCCGGGCTTGGCAAGCTCCCTGGCGGCACTGTAGCGCCGATGGCTGCTCAGATGGTCGCCACGCTGCCTACCGCGCCATTGGTTGGCGGCGCGCCGACGGCCGGAGTCGTTGGGTCGGCCTTGCGTTCAGCGGGAACAGGGGCTGCTGCGGCGGCCTTAACGCAGCCAGTCACAGAGGGTGACGACTATTGGACCTCCAAGGCAAAGCAGGCAGGACTAGGCGCGGCCGTTGGTGGCGCTACGGATGTTGGATTGCGCACGCTGGGCCGCGTCGCCGAGGAAGCCGCCTCCCCAGGCCGTGCGACGCGACTCTTTGACCAAGTGACCAAGGCACGCAGTCCAGAGGCGCAGAAAATCGCCAAAGAGGGCGCCGAACTGGAACAGCGCATGCAGCTAGGGCTGACCCCCGGCATGCAGTCTGGCAACAAGGCCTTGATCGGCGCAGAGAACACCGCGCGGCAGTCCGTGTTTACCGCCAATGCTGTGGGCGAGTCAGACCGCAAGATCGCCGACCGCTACGCGGCGCGCGCCAACGAGCTGGTGGATAGCCTTGGCGGCGCTACGGACTCGGCGACGGCTGGCTCACAGATCGCCGGCACGACCAAGCGCGCCATGCAGGCACTGCAATCCGCCCGTCGGGCGCAGGCCAAAGAGGACTTCGGCGTGGTCGATGCCATGACCAAGGGTTCCGCGAGCATTGACCCTAATGCCTCCAATGCCGTCCTGCGTGACGTGCTGAGCACCTACGAAGGCGCCGGCACCGATGCGGGCGACGCGTTTGCACGGTGGGCAAAGAAACAACTTTCCAATGTGGACCCGACCGTTGCGGCCGCAGCAAAGAAACTCGGCAACCAAAAGCTCGCCACGGCGAATGCAGCGAGCGCGCCCGCGCAAGGAAACCTCGCCAAGCTGCTGCAACTTCGCTCGCACATGTCGGAAGTCGCGTCCGGGCAGTCTGGAATCAGCGGGAAGCCAGTGGATCGCATGATTGCCTCGCGCATGCTGGAAGCTATCGACCAAGACATAGAGGGGGCCGCGCAGAACATCGGCGGCGACCTTGGAGCGGCCTTGCGCAAGGCGAACGCGAACTACCGAGACTACTCGCAGAAAATCGACGGGGTGAAGAACGGACCGCTTGGTAAATTGCTTGGTGATGACTTGGTTGACCATGCCGGCAACGGGTTTTCGTCTGTTGCGCCAGAGCAACTTTTCGACCGGTTCTCGAAGCTGGAGCCGAGCCACATGCGTGTGGCGGTGAAGCTATTGGGCGATACCAACCCGCAGGCGTTGCAAGCCGCGCGCGCGGCTTACGTGCAGCGCGCTATCGACAACGCAGCGCCTACGGCTGGCGGTGGCATGCATCAAGCCCCGGTGCGCCCCGCAGCCTTCCTGAACTCACTGGCGAAGGGACAGAAGGACAAGGAGCGCCTCGCGGCCCTGTTCGATGACAAGGCGAAGGCGCAGATTGACGATCTATTGAAGGCCGGGCAGCGGATCGGCGACAAGACCGGATACAACGCATCGGGCACGGACGTTCGCGCGGAGACGCGCCAGCTCCTCGGGGTGCTGAAGGATTGGACCGTTAAGGGCGTGGCGAGCACCGCTGGGCAGGCGATGGGGCTGCGACAGGTGGCTAAGGCGATGGCCGATCCTGGCGCGCGTGAAGCGTTACTGACACTCCGTCGGCTCCCGCCGCAGGCTGCCGAGGCGCGGAAGGCTATCGCTTACCTCAATGCGTTCTATGCGACCCAGCCCGAGCGCCCAGAAGATGGCGCAGAGTAGTGTGACAAAGGACAGGAACAGAGCCGCAGCCACGATTCCGGCGCCAACGTCTTGCAACGACCGAGAATGTGACGCGACAATCACCACAGCTAGAAACACCGCGCCGCGCAGACGTTTCCATAGGTATGAACGAAACATGATCACCGACACACCAGATCCGCAAACGTCGATCCTTCCCGGTCAGATTTCGCCCGTTCTGCAATACCCCGGCGCCGGCCAATCCATTCCGCAACCGCAGGCGGCCATTCTCGACGCCCGCAAACGGGGCAAGCGCCCCCTGTACCAGCTCGGCGGCCCGGAAGTAAGGGGCGGGTCTCCGGGACTCCCGACGCCGCCGCGCGCGGCTCCCCTGATGCGCCCCACTGGCTAGGAGTAGTCACCATGTCGTTCCTCGGTAAACTGGTAAAAGGCGGCCTCCCTGGCAAAAACGGCCTGCCGAAGAATCTGCCAGGCGGCTCCAAGGTGCCGGCCCCGCCAGGCATGGGCGGCGGCAAGAAAGGCCCGAAGCCGAATGCGCCGCTAAACATGGGCGTACGCAATACGTCGGGCGGCATGGCGCCGCGCGCCGAAACCGCCAACTTCGTGAATCCCGACAAGGGGCGCCGCCTGTATCCGGATGCCGGCGCACTGCGCGAGAGCATGAAGGATAGAGCCATGAGGCCGGATCGCCGCTAACGCTTCGGGCGCATGGCTTCCATCGTGCCTGTGACGGGCGCCTGATTCGGTTTCCGCTGCGAATTGAAGATACGGGCCGCCGAGGTTTTGGCGGCCTTTTCGCTTTTGCCGCTGGCGAGCAGCTTGTCTCTGATGGCTTCGTATTTGGCGGGCATGCCTACCTCGACACCTCGCGCGCGTAAGACTGCAGCCCCTCTACTTGTCGGTCGCAGAGTTCGGCGGCTGCAATAATTCGGCCCGCACTTTCGGCCCGGCTTCGGATTTCGTCAGCAAGCTCGGCGGCGGTGGCGCCGGCTTTGGACAGGTCGGCTTGACAGGCGTTCCAGCGGCTTTGCAGGCGCAGAGCGCCAGACTTGAGGCCAGCAACAATAGTCTCAGCGTTTGCTTGCGCATCGGTTTTCCCCTTCTCGTAGGCTTCGGCGATTCTGTTTGTTGCCACCTTGGAGGCGATTTCCTGCGCTCGCGCCTCTTGCAGGAACGCGAGCACGTCTTTCTGCTGCGTGACCTCTACGCGCAGCGCCGCACGGTCGCAGAAGGCTTTGTCTATCCAGTGGGCCACGCCAGCGCCGGCCAGCGCAATGCCTAGGGCGCCTAGGAGCTTGAGGAGCAGTGGGTTCATCGCGGCATCACCAATTTGTGAAGTCTGGACATGGCCCAATCGTAGCCGCCCTGGTCAATGGTCTCGACTGGCAGTTCGCGCTCTACCCCGAACACGATCTTGGTGGGAATTCTGGTTGTTGCCTGTATCGCCAGCACGATCATGACCATTTCTCGAACCCGAGGATCAGGGGTATTCAGGGCTTCCAGGGCATCTACAGCAAGGCTTCGAATCTGCTTGAGGACGTCCGTCGTTGGCTTGCCCTTATCGGACAGCAACACAATCCCTCGCAACGCCTGCGCGGCCTTTGGGTTTAGGTCATCCTTGCGCGTCACGGCTTGAGCGCCTTCGGCTCGATGGCGGGCCATTTGGCGTAAATGGCCCGGGTCGCGAAGCTGTACAGCGTCGGCGCCGCAAGCCCAGCAAAGAGCCCAACGAAGAAGCCAGTGACGGTCGGAACCAGCCCGAAGGCTGTGATCCAGGCCAGGCCCAGGCACGTCAGGCGCACTACCCGATCCGCCTGCCATGCGTCCATGTTGTGCGGTAGCGTGTGCGCGAGGAATTCGGTACCGAACCCGCCCACGCCCAAGGCGATCAGCACCGCGCGAGTCTCCTCGCTCGCGAACAACTGCCTGACGACCCCCCACACCGCGGCTAGTAGCTCTGTCATCGCATGCGTGCTCGCTCATAGTTCCCCGGCCAGAGCTCCGGATGAGGGAGCCCTGGTCTCCACAGACGGTCGTTGTAGCAGGCCCAGGCCGCGTCTACGTCTCCGACGGCAGGCAGCGGAAAGGGGTCGGTAAACAGGAGCAGGCGCGCGAAACCGCACCCGATGATGTCATTGGTCAGCATGGCCTGATAAGCCGCATCAGGGGTCGCTGCGATGCCTTCCAGAGCGCACAGGCGCTGCGCATGCGCTCTACTGGCATCGTGATGCAGCACGCCGTAGATGCCGCCGCCCTTTTCGTGCTGCCAAAAACTTCTAGCTGGTCCGTGGTATTGCTGGCGGGTCTCAAACTTCGATTCCTGAAGCCCGATTGCCCGGAGCATGATGCGGGCTTCTCGTGAATCGAAATGGGGGGGCATAAGCGCGAGCGTGCGCGAGATTATGCCTTCCGCCATGTCGAGCACGTCCGTCATTTGCGCATAGCCAGTAGCGCAGCGATCCGACCCTTAAGTTTGCTGGCCCACTCTTTCAGCAGGGCCCACAGAAAAACCCACCAAGCTGTAGGAGCCTTTCCGGCCAAAAACCCGATGATGAACACCGAAAGCCAGCTCACGGCACGATGAAAATCGATTGTGGATCGCTAAACGCAGTCTGGCCATCACCGGAGTCGCATTGCACGGTGAAGTCAAAGCTGTCGCTGACGGTTGGCGTGCCGCTTAAGATAAGCTGATCTCCATCAATGCTTAAGGCTAGCCCATCAGGGGAGGCGCCTGAAAATACTCGCTGGTTGCTATAGTCGCCATCCCCGCCGGAAATTGTGATGCTGCTGTTATATGGCACTCCGACATTTCCGGTGCCAGTAAAGGTCCCGGTGATAGAAAGAGCGGCATAGACGACAATCGAACCCTCGATAAAAGCGGTCCACCCATTGGACGGGTCGTCCACCGCAATGACGAAGTAATAGGTGCCTGACGGGCTGGTCACATCGCCAGTTAACAGGATCGTCTCGCCGTCAATGCCTGGAAGAAGACCGGCCGGAACCTCTCCCAGGACTACGCGGCAATTCGTGTAGGTGCCGCTGCCTCCAGCGATGATGACGCTATCGTTGTAGGCCGCGCCGACGAATGTAGGGCTGTCGAAGCTGCCATCCACGTGTAGGACAGAATAGGCCGCAGGAAACGGCGCGTTGTGGACCAGTGGGCGCGCCAGCATGTCAGTAGTTCCGCGCCGTGGCGATGGCCCAGACGGCACAGGCGCCAGCCGTGGCGGATTTGGTTACACCGTATTCGGGTCCGCCCTCAAGTGTTACGGCCGAAATGGAGGAAGTGAGCACAACCGGAGTTCCGGCAAAGTCGGTAACGATCTTCCAGCTTTCCCCGATCCGGACATAGATGCCCACTGTCTCGGCGCCGGCCAAATTGTCTGCCCCGATGGTGACGGCCGGGAAGTTCCCGCCGAGAGCGACGACACGTTGCGTGGCCACCGCGTCGGTCGTCGCGGCAATGATTGGCGTGGTGAGCTGCATCGCGATACCCTCGGCGGTTTTGGCAAGCGGACTCTACCGCAAAAAGCAAGCCCCCGAAACCGGGGGCTCACAGTGGCGGCAACGTGCTGTTGCGTCTTGGGAAGGGTGCCGCCCGGGCTCGACAATGCCTGCCGCCCGCATGGCGCCTCACGGCGCGAGCCCCCCGGAGATTTGGGGATAAGGGTTCCCCAGGGGTGAAGGTCGCAACGCCACGCCGCGACCTATTCAAAACCGCTGAAAAGTAGCGAATCCGTATCAATGATGAGCACAGCGCCCTTATACACCCATCGCTGCAACGCGCCACGCGGGATATGCTTGGCAACGGCCTTTGATCGCACGTCGGCGAAGTGGCTGTTGTAGGCCGCCAGCTGGACAGTGCCGGAAGGCGACCCGTTGAAGATCAGGACGGCCGCTAGCGACAATCGCTTCACTTCACCCACTGCGCGGCGTTTTCGAGCATGAAGGCCACGCACTCGGCCGGCGTGCGGTTGATCGGTTTGCCCGTGCCCTTCTCCTCGTGCGGGATCGCAAACGCGTCCGTTATGACAGCAGTGCCATTGAGGGAGAAATAGGTGTTGCCGAACGCGTTTTTGTGCTCAACTGCTGGATGCACTGCGTACCAGTCCGCCAAGCCCATGCCGCGGAACGTCGTCGCGCTAGCCGTGTTTGTGGCGGCGCAATACTGCTCGATGGAATTCGGCTCGCACGCCTTGGCGCCAGGAAAACAGGCGTAGCTGTAGCGCAACTGGTTTGCGGCCTCCAGCTGGCCATCGGCCAGATACGTCTGGCGCTGCTCATCCAGTTCCTTGAACCGCACAAGGCCTGTTCCTTCGGCCGGGTGGCTCATGCCGTCGGAGCCATAGTTGCTAGTCGGCGGCGCATTCCACGCAGCGACGATCATCTGCGCAATGCTGGTGAGGGAGAGGCCGGTTGCCTTCGCCTCGGCGACGATTTGGTTTACGGTGTTTTCGATACTCATTTTTTCTTCTCCGGGGTGTGTGTGAAAACTGAGTCTCTGCCATTACGCGCCTCGCTTTGCGCCAAGCAATGCCAGCGCTTGGTTCTCAGTTTCGATGATATGGATCGTGCCACCGTGTTGCCTTACCCTGGCGTGCAGGATCGCCTGCTTACCCTCTCTCAATCTGCGGCGGCATGGCGCTTTGGCACCGTCCTTCACTTCCACAAGTAGCCTATCGCGCCACCAGACAGCCATATCCACAAAGCCCTCCAGCGCGGAAGTGTCGAGCACCAGAGCGCCGCACGACTCCAAGACTTCGGCGATGGCGGCATGGTTTGCATCCTTCCTAGCCGCGCGTCTCATCGCAAATGCTTCCATGTCTTACCATTTCTGATGTCCCTAACAGCTTTCTTAGATAAGAAAAACTTGGTTGCCAAGCTATTTATGGAGTCTGTCGACATGATGATAACCAAAGCTTCATGCTCGGTTATTTTTGCGTGCCTGGCTTTCTCACCTTTTGCATCCCTTCCTTTCGCTTTTGTATCTGCCACATTATCAGCCTGCGTCCCTAGAAATAGATGTGCCGGGTTTACGCAAGCTGGAGTATCGCATTTGTGACAAACAACCATTCCGTCCGGAATCTCTCCAATGTGAATTTGATAAGACAATCTATGCGCTCTGCGGTTTCTGGTCAGGCCATAGCCAGCATGGTTCCATCCCGATGTCCACAGCCAACACCCTGTTTCTGTAACAGGGATGTATTTTTCTTCAAACGGAATTTCTTTCCCTGACATTCATCACCTCCGCAATGGTCTGTTTACTCGGCTCAGACCACTCTACGCCTTTGTCGCTTCCGATGGCGTAAAGGTATTCGATGAATTCAGCAAACCGACGCACACCATAGTTGCTCGTGCTGGCTCCGATCATCACAACCCCGCCGTCGATCCCTTCCGCCATTTCCGTTTCGCGCTCGAATCCGGCCGTGAGTATCGCCTTCCAGGCTTGCGGCGGGATCATGCCGCGCACCCATTTTCCGCCTTTTGTGTGTCTCCATGGAACGTGCCGCGAGAAGTCCGCCAGCATGGGCCACATTTTACGGTTCTGGTTAAGCGTTCTGCGGCGGTCTTCGTCGTCTCTCACCCCTTCCCCCTCGTAGCCTCGACCGCTGCCTGCGGCGACTCCACGATTTCCAGCCAGCCAGTCACGTTGGTCACCGGCATTGATAGCCCGCCGCCATTGATCGAATGGCAGGTATCGCCGTAGCGGCGCATCACTGCCCATTTGTATTTGTAGATCGATTGAGTCTTCTTTGGGATTTGCTCGGCAAACTCCAGCACCAGAAACATGGAGCCATCCGGCGGCGCTCCTGTGTTCCATCCTAAGCGCGCTGCATGCCGCATCTGGTGGAAATCGCCCCACTTCCAGCGAATGCGGAATGAACACTCGGCCACTAGCGTGCTCAGCCCTACGAACATCGCCACTAATCCGTAGCCTGCTACCAACCAAGTCGCAACGGATTCGATGCTCACGTCTCCCTCCTCCTCGCAACAGGGATCGGCAGGAAGCCGATGAAGCAGTCGAAGGTGTATCTATCGTCTCCCATAAAAACGACGTCTTGCCCGTCTTCATCGGAATCGACCTCGCCAATATCAGGTATTCCAAGGTCTGGCCCATCCCAATACAGCAGAATCGTTTCACCACGAATTGCCTCTTCCATCGGCCTAAGCGTGTGGTGCTCGGCTAGGGCGGCGGTGAGCATCAGGCGCGTGGAACTAAGGGAATGGTGCTTGCCTATTCGCAGTGAGGATACGTAATCAGACCATGCCGCCTCGGCGGCTGCGATCATCGCCTCCGTCACTTCCTCGCGCTTGTCGTTCGGTTCGGTGGTCATGGTTCGCACTCCGGAATTTGAACGAACCGCTCGCTGCCTGTGAGATCTTTGGGCAATTCCTCACCCATCGCCGCGCGCAGTTCAGCGGCCCGTCTTGTGACCTGTCCGATACTTGGCGGATCGGGATAGGAGTTCGACGTCTCCATTTCTTCCGTCACCCTCAGCACTGCGTCGGGCTCCGCAATCGCCTCCCGCAGCTCCCTCTGCGCCTGCCTGACAAGAGTCAGTGACGAGTAAGCCTTTTCGGTTGCGCAACGATCGGCGAGCCGTGCAAGCGTGCCGTCAATCACTGATTGGATCGTGTGGCGGTTCATGGTCTTTCATCCAGTGCGCGCAACGCATGGGCGCGCTGTTCAATTCGCTCGATATCAACTGCCGACGCAGTAATGATCGCACTGAGCCAGTTGCCAGGCGTCGGCTGTTTCTCCAGTTCCGCAATCCTCTCCCTGGCTGCCTGTAGCTCTTTCTCTGAATGGTGGAAACTGTTCAGCACCTCATCTAGGGCTGCCTGCGCACAGGAGGCGCGGATGTACTCGACGCCGCCGCACATATTGTGACGGCGCGCGATCAGATAGACCGACTTGCCTTCGTAAGTTTCGGAGACAAAAACCCGCTCCGGCGCGGTTTCGGTGAGGGTGGTCATGTGAAGTCCTCGGCAATTTCAGCGCACAAACGAATCAACCTGGACTTTGCCTTTTCTTCGCTTTGTGACAACTCTTCGTCCTCATCAAGCGCATCACGGCATTCCAGCAATGCTGCGAGCGTATTTTCAAATCGGCAGTAACTCATGTTCATTGGCATGGCTTCGTTTCCTGAGGCGGCGGGTCTTGCGATAACGCGAATTCACGCAGGTTGGTCACCGTAAAAAGCACGCCGCCGAGCGTATTTGCTACAGCCCTGAATTCCTTCCTCAACCTCTCCCCCTCATCCAGCGCAGCGAGTAGGGCGGGGCCCTTCTGCCGCATGAAATTGCGGTATTGGGAACCGATCAGGACGTTGCAATCAGCATGGTCCATGAATTCCTGCAACTCATCGCGGATGGTCATGGCTTTGCCTTGGTGACTTTGTAGCCCAGGCGAGATGCAAGCCTGCGCATGCGGTCGGCATCAGCTGACGCAGCTTCGCGTTTGTCATTTGCGGCTTGTTCGCGCATCGCTCGCTTGATGTCGGCAACCTTTATCCCAGCAAGCTTTGCGTAGGCGCGGCGTGTCGATTGGTTAGCCCCATGAGGCCGCAACAAAGAGATTCGCCGGAAGGTTGTGAATATTTCTCCACTGGCCGTCCTGATCAACACATGACCAGGAGTTTTTACAACGTCTACCGCAGAATGGCTGCCTTCCGGAAGGCATTCGATGTACTGAGGAACTAGCTTAGTTTTCACGACTTCACCTCGGAGCGGGCGCGGATGGCATAGGCAATACCAACTGATGTTATTTCGGCCACAGTAGCGCAAGCCTCCCTCTCCTCCGCCACAGCCGCGTCAAGGTCGGCGCGGGTGAAGAGCTGGATGGCTGTATGCTTTCCATCGCTTATCGCGGCAACGGTCATATGCGCAGTCGCTTCGCATGGCACAGGTGTCGCCACGCCGTTGCCGTTCACCACGTACCACCACCCCTCTGGCTTCGTGCTCATGTCCGGTTCCTCTTGCGTGACGCCTTGGCGATCTTGTTGCGGGCGCGCTGCTTGGCTACCTGTTTCGGCCCGCGACGCGTTTTGGTTCGCCAGCTAGAGCGTGGCGAATACGTGACGTCGTCGAGATATGGGCGGTCCACAACTTGAACCGCGCCGCCTCCGACTGCGAACGCGCTAACTAAGCTTGCGGCTAACATTGCGCGATTCGTGATCATGATCGTTCCTTCGCTTGTTCGCGCTTTGGTTGCCTGCCGCCGCCCATTCGCAAGACCTGTTGCGCTAGGATTACTTTGATCCGGTATAGAGCCAACAAGACCTCAAGCTGGCGTTGCGTCAAAGGACGCGCCTCGCGCTGTGAGATGGGATGGGTCATGGCTAGCCTTCCTCCCAAGGATGGTAACCAAGTTCTTTCAGGCACTTTTTCAGCTCGTCCCTGATTTCAGGGAGCGACCCCTTTAGGCATTCAACATGGATGCGGTCTGGGATCGGCATAGTTATCGCCCAACACAGATTGTCGATGCGGTCTGCCAATTCACAAATTCGTTCTAGAGCGTCGTCGTTACTCACCTACTCCCCCTCCGTCTTCTCTGCGAGCTTGTCGCGGTTCGTGATCGGCTCATCTATCCGCGTTCCGCAGAACGGGCAGAAGTGGAAGATCATTCCCTTCTCGACGTGATCGCCGGACTTTGCGCCAAAAAACGAAATAGTCGGTTCGTCCGTTTTCACGTTGAACCACCGATACCACCAGATGCCTTTTTGTTTTCCTCGCGGATTGCCGAACTCGGTGCAATTGTTCAGCGTGTCGCATGGCACCACGAACTTGCCATCGCGGATTTCACACTTTATGCGGCGCTCGGTTTTCTTCTTGCTCACGCTGCCTCCGTCATGGTTCGGGGGTGGTCTTCCGAGGGTTCTTAGGTATCCGCTTCCGACCTTTCACCGCGCTGCGCCACTGGCCCCAGGGCGAAACCTTGGCAGCTGCGCGGCCTGCTTTCTTGCGGTTTATGACGTCGCCGGCATATCGCTTGCTCATCGCTTGCTCAGCCGCTTCAGTGCGCTTCGGTGGTGGCTTGGCAGTAGGCCCCAAATGCACGTTTTTTCCTCGGTCGGCAGCTTGCAGTCGGTCCAAATCTTGAGCGCGCCGGCAAGATTTCCTCCATCGGCCGCACTGTTCATTTCGGCGGCAAACTGCTCGATGACGATTTGCTGCTCTTGCGGGAAGTCCACTAGGCGCACGCCATCCTGTGGGTCGCCGGCCCGTGGTTCCCTCTTCTGCGCGCCAGCCTTGCGCCCGTCGTCGTCCTCGCCGTAACTGGTAAGGTTCAGCAGCGCCCCGGCCGTATAGCGCTTGCCATAGCTCACGCTCGACGCAACGGCCTGTACGGGGTTCTTCCCACCACTGGGGTCCGCGGGTAGCTTGATCGTCGTGCGCTCGCTGTGTCCGCCCCTGTGGCTCAGCACGCCGGTAATGGCGATGCCTTCGGCGAAGTCAGTGCGGAATGACAGGGCAAAGCCGTATTTGGTCAGGATCGGCTTGATCGTGTCGTTGATATCCTCCCACAGCGCATACTTGTATCGGCCTGTGACCTCGCCGCGCTCCTTGATGCTCGGCAACTTGGTTTGCACCTCGGCCAGATCGCGCGCAAACTCGGCAGCCGCCTGGCGCTCAATCATGCGCTCGTGCATTGCCATCAAGCGTTCCATCTTGTCTATGTCGCAATTCGGGTCGCTGGCTGCGCGGGAAATGACCGATAGCAGTGATGCTGCCTCGCTCGGAGCGGCCATAACCGGGAACTCGTCTTTCTTCACAACAGCGTTCATTCGTTACTCCGTGGGATGGTTATTCGGTGCAGCTACGCATCTGTGGGCACGACGTGTGGCCGGCGCACTCTTTCGGGCGGTGCGCGAGGGGACGGGGAAGGGTTACGCTTCGACAAATTCGCCGCGCTCATTGAGCCAGTAGAACGTGTCTTCCTTGATTCCGTCATGGCCGACTATTGCGGCCTTGGCGTGGACGATCTTCATGTTGTCATCGCGGTACGTGAGGAACAGCGCGCAGCCGTTTTTGCCTTTTGCTTTGCCTCGATAGCCGCTCGCCGTGGCAGCGCCGTAGTAGCCGCTCGCCGTGGCAGCGCCGGATTTGCCGCTCGCCGTGGCAGCGCCGT